CAGCCTGAACCTGCCGGCGTCATTCAACGACACCGCGAACTACGTCCGCAAAAAGGCGTTTGACCTGAAGGACATGGTCATCGCCGTGGACGACTACCACCCGGAAGGAAACCTGCAGGCCCGCAAAAAGATGGAAGACATGGCGCAGCAGCTCTCCCGCGCCTTCGGCGACCTGGCCCAGCGTGGCCGCATGAACGCCGACCGCACCGTGCAGGGCAGCATGCCGCCCCGCGCCCTGGCCATGATCAGCGGCGAGGACATGCCCAACATCCGCGACAGCGGCGAGGCCCGCTACTACGTCATCAACATAGGAAAGGGAGATATTCCCGCTGATGAAACCATGACATGGCTACAAGACAAGGCAGCAGACGGAACCCTGGCGCACATGATGCGCCGATACGTCGAATGGCTGGCCCCACAGATGGACAAGCTGCCCGCCCAGCTGGGCGCGCGCTTCAAAGAGCTGCGCGCAAAGGCGCAGGGGCTGCAGGTCGGCCACAGCCGCGCCCCCGGCACCATCGCCCACCTGCTGATCGGCTATGAAATGTATACGCGCTTCCTGATCGAAACCGGCGTGCTGGAAGGCGCGGACGGCGACTACTTCAAGGCTGAAATGTCCAGGGCCATCGAAGACATCATCAGCAACGCGAAGACGCAGGGCGAGGAATCCCGCGAGGAACGCCCCAGCCGCATGTACCTGCGCACCATCGGGGAGCTGCTGCTGACAAAGGAAGCCAGCGTCGTAGACCTGACCGACCCCAGCGGCAGCCATAACGTGAACAAGGGCCACGTCGGCTATATGGACGCCCAGTATTATTATTTCCTGCCCGAAGCCAGCTATGTGGCCGTGTGCGCCGTGTACACAAAGAAGGGCGAAGCCTTCCCGCTGACGCAGCGCATGCTGCACAAGCAGCTGGCTGAAGACGGCCTGATCACGCCGGACGCCACCGGCGGCAAGCGCACCCGGAACAAGAGCATCGGCGGCAAGCCTGTCCGGCTGCTGTGGGTGCCCCGCGCAAACCTGGACGGCCCCCGCGTGGTGAATGAACAGCTGCGCATTGACCCCGACAGGCCCATGGAAGGGCAGAGCTTCATACCCGTGAACGAGCCGACGCCGTTTGACTAAAAGCGTCAGCGCTGACGCTTTTGAATAGGAGGGCAGAACATGAAGAAACGACGGCGCGCAGTGTGCCACCACTTCGTCAGCCGCGTGGACTACCGGGGCGAATCAATCATCCAGTGCAAGCATTGGGAAGTTGCCTACCACAACCGGGAAACCCGCGACGCTGATTATGCGGCAGCATGCTGCAGCAATCCAGATCAATGCCCCATCCGGCGCGTGAAGGCGCTGGACATCTGGGAAGCCCTGGGCGGCAAAGAAGGCGAACGCCCACGCCTGTGGCCGCAGGATCAACAGAAATAACATCAAACAGGAGGCGCAACACCATGAACGAGATCAACCTCGCATCAGCTACCACCGCCCTGACCCCTGACAAGACCGCCCAGCTGGCGGTGATCGAATTCCGCATCCATGACCACATGAGCAACGCCGCCGGGCACCTGCTGGCCGTGGGCCAGTGCCTGAACGAGGCAAAGGCCGCCGACCTGGTACCCCACGGCGAATGGGAAGCCTGGGTGGCAAAGAACACCGGCTTCACCGTCCGGCAGGCGCAGCGGATGATGCAGGCCGCCCGCGAAGTGCCTGAAGGCAGCGCCATGGCGCAGCTGCCCATGACGAAAATACAAGCCTGCCTGCAGCTGCCCAGCCCCGAAGACCGCGAAACGATGGCCCAGCGCGTCCAGGATGAAGGGCTGACCCTTCGCCAGCTGCAGGACGAAGTCAAGCGCGCAAACGACCGGGCCGACCGCGCCGAACGCAAGCGCCTGGAAGTGGAAGGCAACCTGCGCAGCCACGACGCCCAGGCCGCCCACGAACGCAAGCAGCTGCGCCAGCAGCTGGCTGACGCTGAAGCCCGCGCCCAGACCGCCGCCGGCGGGATCAGCGCTGAAGCACAGATGGAGATCAACCGCCTGAAGGCAGAGCTGGCCGACGCTGAAGACATGATCGAACGGCAGGCAGAGCTTCGGCAGCAGGCCCAGCAGGAACTGCTGAACTACCAGGCCCAGACCGCGCGGGGCGAAATCCAGAACGCTGAGGAAGACATGACCGCCATGGAGCTGGCCGTGGCCGTGCGCACCTTCGTGGGCACGGTGGGCGTGCTGCCCCACATGGGCATGACGCTGGCCCACGCCGCCGCAGCGGAAAAGCAGGAAATGGCCGCCTACGTTGAAATGGTGGCAGACTGGGTGGAAGGTGCCCGGCGCGCCCTGAACACCCTGTACATCGACGGGAACGATTGAAGGGAGGACGCAGCATGGAAAACCGCGAAATGATCCAGCCCGGCGCGGCTGTGCCGGCGATCCCTGAAAAGCAGCTGGCCCAGCTGCCGCCGGACGTGGCGCGGGCCTTCCAGCAGATGGCGCAGGCCACGGTCAGCATGGCGAACATGATGCGCGCCACCAACGACCGCATGGCCGCCATGGAGCGGGAGATCCGCCTGCTGACCAAAGTGACGCCCGCCCAGGCGTCCGCGATCAATGCAGCGATCCGCGACCGCGCCGCCCAGCTGTGCGCCGACTACCGCGCCGCCGGGCACGAAAAGGCCGTGGCGAACGCGATCCGGCGCGCGATCAAGCTGACCACCGGCGTCAGCAGCGTGCGGGAGCTGCCCCGCTGTGAGTATACCGTGGCCATGAGCCAGGTGCAGCTGTGGGACGATTACAAGGCCATGAAGGCCATCAAAGCGAAGGGAGTGACAAAGTAATGGACTGGGAACGCGCCATTAACTACTTGAACAGCCTGATAGATGAATACGTCGCCATTGGATGGGCTGGCAGTTTGGGGCTGTATCTGACGCTTCTGCCCTTGAAACGTCGGTATGATGACGGGGAACGCACCGAAACCCTGTACAACGAAATCATGCAATGCGAATAGTGGAGGTATACGTTATGAAACTGATCTTCATTCTGCTGACAGCCATCGGGCTGCTGACCGTGTTCGTCGTCGTGTTCTGCAGCGGCATGGCCTACGAGGGCCAGCTGATCGAAAAGGCCGCGCAGGAAGGCCGATCCTTCCGCGCGCCCAGCGGCAGCATCTACCGCGTGACGCCGTGGGAGGACGCACCGTGAAGACGCCAGCACCCTACTGGCGGGACGTGCCGGGCACCGGCGGCAAGTATCAATGCAGCCGGGGCGGCGACGTGCGGCACGTCTGGCCCAACGGCAAAACGACGCTGCTGAAGCCGTACCTGCTGCGCAGTGAATGCCACAAAAACTGCCGGAACCGTCTGCACGTCCACATGAGGATCGACGGCAAAGACAAGGTGCGGGCGCTGATCAGCGTGGTGGCAGACACCTGGCTGGGCCAGCCGCCCCCCGGCATGGTGTGGCACCACGCCAACGGCAGCCTGCACGACAACCGGGTGGACAACATCAAGCCCATCACCCGGCGGGAGCTGGGACTGAAGACCGGCGCACGATCCACCCGCAAAAGCGTGGAAATGATCGACCCCGCCGGGCAGGTGGTGGAGCTGTACGCCAGCGCCCGCGATGCAGGACGGGCGAACAACATGAGCTATCAGGCCGTCATTGACCGCTGCCACGGGAAAGTAAAAAAGCCCTACGCCCTGACAGGGTACACCTTCCGCTATGAGGATGAACCGCGCCGGCAAGGGAGGAAAGCCAGACCATGAACAGGAAACCGAATCATTTCAGAACCATCACCCGTGGCGAGCTGCAGCGACAGCAGGACAACGCCATGGACGCCGCCGCCAACCGCAAGCCCATGAACGGCAAAGAGCTGCGGGCAATGGAATTCCTGGCGCTGCTGGACATGAAGCTGGGCGAAAGCGGCGAGGCCATCCGGGAACGCCTGAAGGAAATCCCCAACGGATGGCGGCAGTGGCGGTTAATGACGACCACCATCAGCAGGCTGCTGGAACAGCTGTATGACATCGTCCCCATGAAGAACCTGCGCCACATGCAAAACCTTTGCCAATTCGGCGAAGTGCTGATCCGCATACGCCCCCCTGTCCATTCGCCGGAATACGCCATCCTGCGGGAGGACGATCTGAAGCAGCTGATGGACGTGGCGCTCCTGCAGGAATGCACCATGTGCCTGAAGGAAGGCAAGGAAATCGACCGCTGCCCGCTGCGCAAGGCCATGTGGAACATCGCCCCGCCGATGGAGGAACACCCGTACAGCTGTGAATATTCCCTGATTGCCATAGCCATGCACGAAGAAAACAAGAAATGAGGCACGAACATGAACAAGGCCATTTTGATCGGAAACCTGACCCGCACCCCCGAACGCGGCAGCACGCAAAACGGCGTGAGCTGGTGCCGCTTCACCGTAGCCGTCAGCCGCCCCTACACCGACCAGGACGGTCAGCGGCCTGCCGACTTCCTGAACGTGGTGGCCTGGCGCGGCCTGGCTGACAACTGCGCCCGATACCTGGACAAGGGGCGCAAGGTGGCCGTGGAGGGCCGCATCGAAACCCGGCAATACGACGATCAGGACGGTCAGCGCCGGTATGTGACGGAGATCGTCGCCGACAGTGTAGAATTTCTCTCAACGCCTGAACGATAAACAACGGAGGTCACAGCATGACGGCCATGGAAGTATTTGAGCGGTGCAAGGCTGCGGAAGGCGACAAGCGGGCGCTGCGGGAACGCATCACGCGCTACCGCGAAAGCGCCACCCGCATGAGCGCCGCCCTTGACGGCGTGGGTGCCCGCAGCACCGCAGAGCCGGATAAGCTGAGCGCGATCCTGGCCGAAATCGACATCCTGGAACGGGCGATCAAGCGGCGCGACCGGGAGTACGCGGCAGAGCTGGCCGCCGCCTGCAAGCTGCTGGACATGCTGCCGGAAGTGGAATGCAAGATCATCGACGGCTTTTACATCAGCGGCAAGCCGCTGACCGCCATCGCCCGCAGCCTGTCCTACAGCTACGGCTATGTGCGGACGGTGAAAAGCGCCGCATGCGCCCACCTTGACGACATCCCAGAAGGCATGGTGGCCGCGCTGCTGCCTGCGTGGTACCGCGAGGAAAGCAAGCAATAAAAAATGGAGGCCGCCCCAGCTACCACACCGGGCGACCTCCATGCGCCCGCAAGTCACGACGGGCACACAAACATTATACTGCAGCAGCTGCTGCGTGTCAACGTCCCGGCCTGGCCGGGGCGTTTTTTAATTATCCAGGGTATACGTCAGAATAAGCGTTTCCGCTTCGGTGGAAACGCCGAACTGTCTTTTAATCTCCAGGTCAACAGCATTTTCTTCGTCCTGGAGCTTGATAGAGCCATAGCAAACAAGGGAACCGCCTGGCTTGACTTCTTTTGAAATTTCGTTCAGATTAACGCCCTGAATGCTTGACGCGCTGTCAAGCTGCACCCCGTTCTGGAACATTTTGATGCTGGCGATACGCAGCATAGTGGTCGCCGCTGCGCTGTTGTTTGTGAAACGGTAAGTAAACAGCAACGACGGAGCATTGGCATAGTTGACCGTGCGCTCAACGGCAAGAACTTCGATCAGGCAGCCGTCAATGGTAACAGCAGCCAGCGCATCAGGGGCGCTCCCTACCCTTTGCGACAATTCCACGTTGATTTGGTCGCGCAGCTGCCTGAGATCAGAATCGGACATCTGCGACAGGTCGAGCGTTTCGCCCAGGGCAAGGCAGGGGCAAATAAGCAGGACGGCAAGCAAAAGGATGAACATGCGTTTCATGATGATGACACCTCCATGATTTTCCCACATGATAGCACAACGCACCGCTTTGCGCAAGATTTGCACCGTTATTTCCCCGCAAAAGCGACAGCGCTGACGCTTTTGGAAAATGTCAGGTGGCTGTCATGTGACGTCATATTACTGTCAGGTAACGTCACATGACTGTAATATGACGTCAGGTGCTTGTAATGTGACGTCACATGCTCTACCCCTTACACCCACCCCCATGTTATTATTATGCTACCCGAAAAGGGAACACGGAACGCCCGGCGCCGATCAGACGCGCCAGGGCGTTTTTCTTGCCCGAATATATTCCAGGCGGTGATTCTATGGCAAAGTACAAAGAGGCCGACCCGTTCTACCATTCCGGCCCGTGGCTGGAAGCGCGCGAAGAACGGCTGCGGCGCGATCATTACATCTGCTGCGACTGCATGGAGGAATACCAGATCACCGGCGAAAAGCCGCGCACGGCCACGATGGTGCATCATGTCATCCCCCGCAGCGAACGGCCAGACCTGGAACTGGACATTGAAAACTTGCGCAGCCTTTGCTATATCTGCCACAATCGAAAGCACCCGGAAAAGGGCGGCCAGGGGAAGGCAGCCGCAAAGAACCGCAAGCCCGTGCGAATGCGGGTAATCAAAGTATAAAGGGGGCACGCCCATGAATACCGAACTGCGCAGCCAACACATGGAACAGATCACCAACCCCGTGGCGATCCGCTGCTATGACCGCCTTTGTGACGCCTGCGCATCGCGCCCGGAAGGGATCAGCGACCAGGATCAGATGCTGGTCGCCGACATCGCCACCATGGAACAGCTGAAGCAGCAGCTGTATGAGGACATCCGCACCCGTGGCGTCGTGGAGGACTTCCACAACGGACGGCAGCGGCTGAAGCGTGAAAACAAATCCGTCGCCACCGCGCGCATGCTGATGGATCAGCAGCGCAAGCACATGTCCGAGCTGCGGCTGACGCCGAACAGCCGGAAGGCCGCATCTGTACCCGTCAATGACGAGTTTGACGAATTCTGATACCAAGATACTGGACAAAGTCTATGGATACCCGGAGGACGTGCTGGCTGGCCGAATCGTTACATGCGAAAAGGTGCGGCTCGCATGTGAACGATTCAAGCGCGACTTAGAGCGCGCGCGTCACGATCCCGCCTACCCCTGGGCCTTCGACGAAAGGCTGGCGGCACGCCCTTCGGCCTTCATGGAGAAGTTTCTCCGGCCTACAAAGGGCGACTATGACAGCATGGAGCTGCTGCCCTGGGAGTGCTTCGTGGAGGGCAATCTGTACGGCTGGATCGACAAGGCTACCGGGCTGCGGCGATTCCGCGAAGGGCTGATCGTCGTCGGCCGTGGCAACGGCAAAAGCACCCTGATGGCAGGGAATTCCACCTATGGCGCATGCAAAGACGGCGAACGCGGCGCGGACATCTACCTGCTGGCCAACTCCAAAGAGCAGGCGGGCATTGTCTTCGAGGAATGCAAAAAGCAGATCAAGGCCAGCCCCTTCCTGGCCCCGCGCTTCAGGCCGCTGCGTGATGGCATTTACTACGACAAGAACAACGCCACCATCAAGCACCGCGCCAGCGACAGCAAGCGCCAGGACGGTCTGAACCCCCACATCGCCATCTTCGACGAAATCCATGAATTCCAGGACTTCAAACTGATCAACGTCGTGCGCCGTGGTATGAACAAGCGCAGCCAGCCCCTGAGCCTGTACATCACCACCATGGGCACGGTGCTGGACGGCGTGCTGACCAGCTTCTACGGGCTGTTTTCCGACGCGCTGGTGGAAGGCGTGCTGTCCCAGGCCGTGGCTGACCGCATGTTTTCGTATATCTGTGAGCTGGACAAGGGCGACGACATCGAAGACGAAAGCTGCTGGATCAAGGCCAACCCCAGCCTGGGCGCGCTGCTGACCCTTGACACGCTGCGCACCGACTGGGAGCGCTGCAAGCAGACGCCCCAGGAGAAGGCCGACTTCATCACGAAGCAGCTGAACGTGACCGCCGACAACAGCGAAGCGGCCTACCTGACCATTGACGTCATCAACCGAAACACGGACACCATCGACCTGGAAATGCTGCGCGGGCGCGCCTGCTACGGCGGGTACGACCTGTCAAGCCGTGAAGACTTCACGTCTGCGGTGCTGCTTTTCCCGCTGGATGATGGCCGTTTTTTCATTCTCCACCACAGCTGGACAACCCGGCGCAAGGTGGAGCTGAACAACGAAAAAATCGACTACTACAATTTTGCCATGACCGGGCTGCTGACCATCTGCGAGGGCGACTACGTCCCGCAGGATGAGGTCTTCAAGTGGTTCAAAAAGATGGCCGAAACCTATGAGATCATGACCATCGGCTACGACCCCGCCAACGCCATCTGGCTGACCCGCGCCCTGGAAGCGGAGGGCTTCGACTGTCAGATCGTCCGGCAGGGGCCGCTGACCTTGAACGACCCCATGAAGGACTTCCGCGAAGCCATGCTGGACGGCAGGATCGTGACCAACAAAGACCCCATGCTGCGCTGGTATATGCACAACGTCCGGCTGCGGCAGGATTACAAAGACCGGGAGAAAGAGAACTGGATGCCGACGAAGCGGAACCGCTACCGCAAAATCGACGGCTTCATGGCCACCATTGACGCCTGGACGGTGGCCATGCAGAAAGACCCGATAGACGGCACCGCCGGCGAAACTGCCGACGTGACGGTGTACAGCCTGTACGGCTAACCCGACGGCCGAAATACGACAGCGCTGACGCTTTTGAAGGAGGGATCCTCTTGCCACTGTTTCAAAAACTGCGCCCGGAGAGGCACCACAACAAGGCGCGGGATGAGCCTGCGCCCGACTACAGCGTGATGCGCAACACCCGGCGCACCCGCGCGGACTACACGCTGACCACCAGCGAAGCCATCTATGCCGCTGTGTCGAGGATCAGCAACACCATCGCAGCGCTGCCCATCCACCTTTACAAGGGGCAGGAGCTGCAGCGCGGCCACGACCTGGAACGGCTGATTGCCTACGCGCCCAACCCCAGCATGACGGCCTTCGTCTTCCGGCAGACCATGGAGGCCAGCCGCAACACAGAGGGCACCGCCTACGCCCTGATGGTACCCGACGAAACCGGGCGCACCGTGCGCCTGGATGTGCTTGACCCCACCCGCGTGACCCCGCTGCGGGACATCAACACGAAGGAAATGTGGTACCAGCTGCTGCTGGATGACGGCACCACCGCCAACGTACACAACAGCAGCATCATCGTGCTGCGCCACATGAGCGCCAGCGGCGAAAAGGGCATCAAGCCCGTGGACGTGCTGCGCGGCACGTTGTCCTATGATCAGGACATCAAAGAATTTTCAGCCAAACAGCTGGAAGGCGTCAACAGCGGCGTGGTGCTGAACATCCCCGGCACCGGCCTGAATGAAGGCCGCAAGAAAACCATCATCAACCAGTTTCTGAACGCCTACCGCGAAAGCGGCGGGCGTCTGGTGGTTTTGGAGGGCGGCGTCACCGCTACAACCCTGACGCAGTCGCCGGTTGACGCCAAGGTGCTGGACGTGGAGAGGATCACCCGCAACCGCGTCGCCACCGTGTACAACATCCCCCCGCACATGCTGGGCGATTATTCCGACACCAGCTACGCCACGGCTGAACAGTCCATGCTGGAATACCTGCAGATGACCATCAGCCCCATCGTGGTGCAGTGGGAGAACGAGCTGAACCGCAAGCTGCTGACCTGGGACATGCTGCAGCAGGGCTATGCCTTCCGCTTCACGCTGTCCGACCTGTGGCGCGCTGACGTCAAGACCATGAACGAGGTGCGCCAGATGGGCATCCGTTCCGGCTGGCTGACGCCCAACGAAGTGCGCGTGGATGAAGGCCGCCCCGCTGATCCGCACGGCGACACCCTGATGATCAGCCGCGACATGGTGCCGCTGGAAGTGGCGCTGCAGGCGCAGGCAGAAACCCTGCATGCGACAACTACACCAAAGGAGTGACCCACATGCCCAATCGTTTCTGGGCCTTCGAGGAAGGCACCGACACGGGCCAGCCCAGCACGCTGCGCCTGGAAGGCCCCATCGCGGAAGAAAGCTGGTGGGGCGACGAAGTGACCCCGGCGCAATTCCGCGCCGACCTGGCCGCCCACCCCGGCGACCTGACCGTGTATATCAACAGCCCCGGCGGCGACGTCGTGGCCGGCAGCCTGATCTACAGCATGCTGCGGGAGCATCCCGGCAACATCACCGTGCGCATCGACGGCCTGGCCGCCAGCGCCGCCAGCGTGGTGGCCATGGCAGGCAGCCGCGTGGAAATGGCCCCCACGGCCTACATGATGATCCACAACGCCGCCACCATTGCCATGGGCAACACCCACGACATGCAGGCGGCCGCTGAAATGCTGGCAGAGGTAGACCGGGGCATCCGCACGGCCTACCAGCTGAAGACCGGCAAGAGCGACCGCGAACTGACGAAGATGATGGACGCCGAAACCTGGATGAGCGCCGCCAAGGCGCTGGAAGAAGGCTTCATCGACGCCATCAGCTACGCGCCCGAACCGGCAGCGCCGGAAGACACCACCACGACCGACGGCACCGCCCGCGTGCTGCAGGCGCATCTGCAGACCGGCGACCGCATCCGGCCCGCCGTGGCCTATTCTGCGCGCCGCCAGCAGCAGATCACCGCCCAGGCAGCTGCCCAGCGCGCAGCTGCAAAGAACCCCGAACCCAAACTGGACGACGCAGCACGCACACGCCTGCGCCTGCTGAGTATGTAAAGACCTGAAAAGGGAGGAAAAAGAAATGCCTAACTTTAACCCCACCGCCGCCCGTGAGAACATCCGCAACATCCAGAACCAGCTGGATCAGGCCCGCAACCAGGCCCGCCAGATGGTGGCGAACCCCAACGCCACCGCTGCCGAAATGGACGCCCACGCTGCGACCATCCAGCAGCTGACCGCCCGCCTGAACCTGGCGCAGCAGGAGCTGCAGACCGGCGAAGCCGCCGCAGCCGCGCAGCTGAACCCCGCCGCCCAGCTGAACCCCGCCGAGGAACGCAACCTGCGCAACATGCTGCGCAGCAATGAGTACGCCCGCGCCTTTGCCGACGCTGTGCGCGGCGGCGTCACCCTGAAGGCTGGCCGTGGCGTGGAGAAGTACAACGTGCTGTACGACGCCCTGACGATCAGCGGCGGCGACACCCCCGGCGAGGACGGCGGCTTCCTGGTGCCCGAAGACATCGACCATCAGATCCATGAGCTGCGCCGCACCCTGAACCCCCTGTCCGACCTGTTCACCGTGGAGCATGTCAGCACCAACAGCGGCTGGCGCGTAATGGACAACGCCCCCGAAACCGGCATGGCCGCCGTGGACGAAATGGGCGAAATCCCCGAAAGCGACCAGCCTTCCTTCAGCAAGGTGGGCTACAAGCTGACGAAGTACGCCATGTGGCTGCCTGTGTCCAATGAGCTGGCCAGCGATGAGGTGGCGAACCTGTTCGCGTACCTGTCCCGCTGGATTGCGAAGAAGGGCGTCATCACCGAGAACATCCAGCTGCTGGCGATCCTGAACGCGCTGGCTGCTGAAGACGTCACCGCCGGTACCGAGCTGAAGGCCATCAAGGGCGTGTTCAACAAGACCCTTGACCCCGCCATCGCGCTGACGTCCACCATCGTGACCAACCAGGACGGCTTCGACCTGCTGGACAACCTGGAAGACAAGACCGGCCGCCCGCTGCTGAATCCCGACCCCAAGACTGGCACCCCCCGCATGGCCAACGGCCGCACCGTCCACGTCATCGGCAACAACGTGCTGCCCACCACCGAAAGCAAGGCCCCCATGTTCATCGGCGACCTGAAGCAGCTGGCCACGCTGTTTAAGCGCAACCCGATGGAAGTGGCCAGCACCAACATCGGCGGCAACGCCTGGCGCACCGACAGCATCGAAATGCGCGCCATCGTCCGCATGGGCACCAGCGTCTTCGACACCGGCGCGGCTGTCCGTCGCAACCTGACCATCGCATAAGGGAGGGCGCGCCATGCTGAACATCCAGAACGCTGAGAACCCCAGCCAGAACATCAGCCTGACCGACGAAAGCGGGAACCGCGTGGACGTGCTGCACGTCGGCTGCAACCTGCGCCCCGGCAGCGGCGTCTTCCTGACCATCGAAGTGTTCAACGCCGAAAAGGTGGCGGCGAACCTGGAAGCCATCGAAGAAGCCCTCACGACCTTCGTGCAGGAATCCTTCGCGCGGGCGTCCAGCATGGGGCTGCCCGTTCCTTCCATGGGCGGTGACGCCAGTGCTTGACGTAGGTGGCCTGCGGCGCTATTCCCATGAGCCGCCCGAAACGACCGACGAAGACCTGGCGCTTTACCTGGAAGCCGCGCAAATCTGGCTTGACAATGCCGGCGTGCCCAGGCTGACCGGCAACGCCCTGTATGTGCTTTGCGTGTACATGCTGGCCACCCACTGGCTGGACAATAAGGGCGTCGTAGCAGACACCGGCAGCACCGACCACACGCCGCTGGGCGTGTTTTCCATCATGCACCAGCTGCGCTCTACGCCTGAAAGTGAGGCGGCCACATGAACCGGGGCAAATTCAAGCACCTGATCGTCGTGCAGCGGCCTGACTACGACCGGGAAACCGTGGACGAATACGGCAGGCGCAGCACCCCGTGGGTGGAGCATGCCCAGCGCCGCGCGCAAGTCGCCGACGTGTCCGGCCGCGACTTCTACGAGGCCGCAGCGCACCAGCTGCAGGACACTGTGACCTTCACGGTGCCCTGGGTGCCGGGCCTGACCCGCGACATGCGCATCCTGTGGGGCGGCGACGTGTACGAAATCGACCAGGTCAATCACCTGGGCTACCGGCGCGATTACATGCGCATCAAGGCCCACACCACAGCAGCAGAGGGGGCGCAGGGCAATGGCCAGCTTTAACGTCACCGGCATCGATGAGCTGATCCAGGGCATGAGCCTGGAAGCGGAGCGCATCGACCGCAACGGCCCGGCGGCTGCCATGGCCGGCGCAAAGGTGGCGATCCGCGCCATGGAAGACACCGTGCCCGTGCGCACCGGCGGCCTGAAAGGCCACATCAAAGCGAAGGGGCCGTTCTACAACAGCGTGGACGGCCACCACGCCGACGTGTTCCCGACGGGCAAAGACCCGCACGGCGAACGCTACGAAACCATCGGCGCGGTGCAGGAATACGGGCGCAGCAACATGCCCGCCCAGCCCTGGATGCGTCCGGCAGTGGAAAACAACGGCGACGCCATCGGCGCAGCCGTTGCCGACACGCTGATGCAGGATTAAGGAGGCCGACCGCATGAATGTGTTTTCCATCTTCCAGACGGCGCTGGAATCCACCCCGTACCCCGTGACGCAGATACCCGTGAAGGGTGACGCGCCCGTGTATCTTTCATTCTTTGAAGTGCTGGGCCACCCGGACGCATACGCCAGCGGCGAAGCCCAGCGCGTGACCCACACCATGCAGGTGGACATCTGGGGACGCCAGGCCATCGGCCCGGAACTTCCGGCCGTGGTCAAGGCGCTGCGCGCTGCAGGCGTCCGCGTGGGCAGCTGGGGGCCTGCAGACTACGAAACAGACACCCGCTGGCATCACCTGCCTATTACCTGTTACTACGCAACCAATTCGACCGAATAAGGAGGGAATCCCATGCCTGATACCGCCCAGACCGTCGGCTACTACGAGGGCGTCCTCGACCTGTATTTCGCCCTGATGACCACCGAAGACGCTGCCGACACCCCCGCCGCATACAGCACGCCCGAAGTGCTGGCGAAGAACATCGAAACCACCATCGCCCCGCGCTTCCGCGAAGGCGTGCTGCACGCCAGCAATGTGGCCGTGCGCCGCGAAAAGCGCATCTGCGGCTACGACCTGACCATCAACGTCGATCAGGTGCTGGCTGCTGTGCGTCAGAAGCTGCTGGGCCGCCACGTCGATCAGAACGGCGTGGAAGTCCTGAAGGACACGCAGCAGGCCCCCTATGTCGCCGTAGGCTTCGCCCAGACGAAGGACAACGGCGCAAAGGAACTCTGGTGGCTGTACAAGGGCAAGTTTGCCGAATCTGAGAAGAAGGGCAAGACCCGTGGCGACAGCATCGAATACCAGACCCCGACCCTGACCGCACAGTTTGACGCCCGCTATGACGGCAACATTGCCGCCATCGTGGACAGCGACGGCCCCGGCGTTTCTGCCGATACGGCGACGAAGTGGTTCACCACCGTCTACGAACAGACCGAAGCCGCCGCCGCTGCAGCTGAATAACGACCACAGCCCCGCAGGCGATCCCTGCGGGGCTGTTTGATGGAGGCAGAAACATGAGCGAAAACACCATGATGGGCCGCGACGTCGCCGCGCCCGTACAGCAGATCACCTTCAAGGGCCAGCGCTACGCCATGAAATTCAACAACCGTGCGGCCCGCATCGCTGAAGACATCTACGCCGAACAGTACGGCAAGGACATCGGCTATTATGCCATCATGGCCGAAGTGGCCATGCCGAAGCACCGCGCCCTGATGGCGCTGATCTATGCCGGTATCGTCGCCGGCGGCGCTGACGTGACCTGGGAAGAATTCGACGAAAACTTCCGCATCACGGACGTGGACGGCGTCGCCCAGGCGGTGCGCCGTGGCGTGATCCAGAGCCTGCCGGACGAAGACCCGGACGGCGATCCTGAAGAAAAAAACGCACCGACGCCCACGGAGTAAGCAGCAGCTACCCGTGGGCGTGGCTTTTATATCACGCGCTTGACCTGGGGATCAGCGCGGACGAATTCTGGGAAATGAGCGCCCGCGCCATCGTCAACGTGCAGCGTCAGATGATCCGCACGAAAAAGAAGGAAATAGAGCGCAGGCAAAAACAGCAGGAAGAAGCAAAACGCGGCCCGCGCCTTGCGCGCATCCCCAGGCCGTAATGAAACAAGGTCGGGCAGCTGCCCGACTAACGCAGCCCATTGCCTGCAATGGGCAAGTGTAGCCAGCGCCCGGCCATGTGCCGGGTGATGGCCGAGAAGGGAGGTGGACACCATGGCCGGCAAAACCTACGACATGAAAACGCGCGTCAGTCTGATGGGCGACAAGGAATACAAGCAAGCCGTTTCCGACATCAACCGCCAGCTGACTGTGCTGAAGTCTGAGCTGACCGCATCGCAGGCCGCCTTCAAGGGCCAGGAAGGCAGCATGGACGCCCTGCGCGACAAGCATGCAAAGCTGTCCGCTATTTATGAAGCCCAGGCGCAGAAGGTTGAAATGATGGCCGCCAAGCTGGACGCAGCAAAGTCGTCCGGCAAGTCCAGCGCCAAAGAGCTGGACAACCTGACCATCGCGCTGAACAAGGCAAAGGCCGCCATGAACACCACGGCTGCCGACATTGCCAAAACTGAGAAGGAACTCGACCAGCTGGAAGACGCTGCAAAGGACACCGACAAGGCGTCCGACGAAATGACCGCCGGCATGAAGAAGGCCGGCGACGCCGTGGACGACACCGGCGATGCAGCGTCCAAGGCAGAAAAGGACACCGACAGCCTGGGCGACGCCATGAAGGAAACCGGCGGCGCATCCGACCTGCTGGTGATCGGCATCGACAAGGCCACGGCGGCCATGGTTGCCATGGCGTCCGCTGCGCTTAAAGGCGCGCAGGCGGTGCTGCAGATGGGCACCGACTTCATTGCGGGCAATAACCTGCTTTCAGCCCAGACCGGCGCTACCGGCGAAGAGCTGGCCGCCCTGGGCGTGATTGCGCAGGACATCTGGCGCAACAACTTCGGCGAAAACATCACCGAAGTGAACGAAGCCCTGGCCACCACCAAGACGAACACCGGCCTGGTGGGCGAAGAACTGCAGGCCGCGACGGAAGCGGGCTTCCTGCTGCGGGACACCTTCGGCTTTGAATTCCAGGAAAGCAGCCGCACGGCTTCGGCCCTGATGAACAACTTCGGCATCAGCGCCGAACAAGCCTACAACCTGATGGCGCTGGGCGCGCAGCGCGGCGCAAATCAGAACGGCGACATGCTGGACGTGCTGAGTGAATACGCCCCCATGTTTGCCAACCTGGGGCTGGACGCCAACCAATTCATGCAGGCGCTGGTGAGCGGCGCGGAATCTGGCGCGTTCTCCATTGACAAGATCGGCGACGCGGTAAAGGAATTCTCCATCCGCGCCGTGGACGGCAGCGAAACCACTGCGCAGGCATTCACCGACCTGGGGCTGAATGCGGAATCCTTTTCCGCAGCCATCGCCCAGGGCGGCCCGGCGGCGCAGCTGGCCTTCAAGCAGGTGGTCAGCGCGCTGAAAAATGTCAAAGACCCGCTGAAGCAAAGCCAGCTGGCTGTGGCGCTGTTCGGCACGCAGTTTGAAGACCTGGGGCCTGAAGTGCTGGACGTGCTGGACAGTATCACCGGCGAAGCGTGGGAAAGCGCGGACGCCCTGGGGCAGATCAACGACGTGCGCTATGACGACCTGAACAACGCCCTGGAGGGCGCAAAGCGGTCTATTCTGAATGGGCTGCTGCCTGCTGCGCAGGCCATGTCAAAGAAGGCTGCAGCCATGTGCAACGCCGTGACCGAAGCCCTGGCCGACGGCTTCCAGGCTGAGGACATCACGACCATCGGCAACACCGTGGGAAGCATCCTCATGGAGGGGCTGGACGTCGCCATCGACGCACTGCCCGGCATCATCAGCGGCGCGGTGGAATCCTTCGGCAACCTGGCCACGTCACTGATCAGCGGCGTGGGGCAGCTGGCTGCCCGCGTGCCTGAGCTGGCCGCATCCATCTGGGACGGCCTGCAGGCCGTTGACTGGGCCGCGCTGGGCACGCAGCTGAACACCGCCATCATGTCCACCCTGGGCACCATCGGCGACCTGCTGTTTGACGGCCTGAGCGCTGCGTGGACGTCCATCCAGACCATTGATTGGGCTGCGGTGGGCACCGCCGTGAAGAACGGCATCATCACCATTCTGGACACGGCGGGCGACTGGCTGAAAAGCCTGTTCAGCAGCGCCATGACCGCCGCCAGCGGCCTGAGCTGGGCCGACATCGGCACCGCCATCTGGAACGGCCTGCTGACCGTGCTGGACGCAGCGGGCAACTTCCTGAAGGGATTGTTTTCCACGGGCAAGGACGAGGCCAGCGGCCTGAGCTGGGCTGACATCGGCAGCGCCATCTGGAACGGTTTGCTGAATGCGCTGGACGCGGCGGGTGACTTCTTAAAGGGCCTGTTCTCTGCCGGTAAAGACGCCGTGGCTGCCATCCCGTGGAGCGAGATCGGCACGAAGATCAAAGACGGCGCGACCAGCCTGCTGGATGCTGCCGGTTCCTGGCTGTCCGGCCTGCTCTCCGCTGGCAAGGATGCAGCCGCTGCCATCCCGTGGAGCGAGATCGGCACGAAGATCAAAGACGGCGCGACCAGTCTGCTGGATGCTGCCGGTTCCTGGCTGTCCGGCCTGTTCTCCGCTGGCAAGGATGCAGTCGCTGCCATCCCGTGGAGCGAGATCGGCACGAAGATCAAAGACGGCGCGACCAGCCTGCTGGATGCTGCCGGTTCCTGGCTGTCCGGCCTGTTCTCCGCTGGCAAGGATGCAGCCGCTGCCATCCCGTGGAGCGAGATCGGCACGAAGATCAAAGACGGCGCGACCAG